AATGATTGGTGGAAAACGACATTAATAACCCACGATGCAGAGTCTAATTTAAAAGTTGCTGCTTACAGAGAAGGGAGACAGATATCCACTGATTGGTATGAAGTTGTAAAGCAAGAAACAATCGCTGGTGTGGGGTCGGGTAACACGATTCTAGTGGATGAGTATTTTACCAGCATGGATCACACGTTCCCGCCTGTTTTAGAGAGTATAAATGTTATTGGTTACGAGCGACATGATGGACAGGTTTTGGCTTTCCCTGAGTATCACATGAACCCCGAAGCATATCGAGGTCCATGTAAGACTAAAGTAACCGTTCAGTATTCGACCACTAAGTTTACTGGGGTAGAAGCAAAAGCAATGGTCCCACAATCATTCACTTTTGGAACTCCCTACGTTCGTATTTCCGTTCCGCCATGTCTAATGAATGGTGGTTTTGTTAGATGCACAACTGGAACGGTAGATCCAGTTTACAAATACACCATATACAATAAACAGTTACCTGTAACTACTCCACCTAATTTAAATCAAATAGCTTCTACAGGACTTGTTGCTAGAGACAAACAAGAACCTTCTAGGGGTGGTTATGTGAGAACTACTTGGACGGTATTCCCACCCCAATTTTAGTGATGGCTAGAGAAGGATTTTTTCAAAAGATAAAGAGCTTTCTCTTTGGGGAAAGCGAAGAAGCTATCAATGAGTTCTCACAACCAGAAGAAGCTGACGTTTCTATTCAAGATGCTGAGATTTCAGAGATTCCTTCTTTTAAGTTTTCTCCAACGACAGAAGGAACATCAGATGCCCCCGCTGAATTTTATACTCATAGAGTAGATGTGGGTAGGGAAGCGCCCCCTATTCCCGAACAATATCGTGTAGAACACGAACCTTACAGATACGAACCAGACGGTGATAAGAGGGTGTGTATTTCAAAAGCACACTTATACGAGATGCACCCTAAAAACGGAACTTGTGTTGAGCTGCACGAGTTAGAACCTTTAAAAATAAAAGCGGATCGGGAGTGTGTTATCTATTCAGAATTCAATACTGACGAGCAGGGAAAAGTAATCGCAGACCCCGATAATCCAGATGGTGCGTTGTATAGATTAGCGAAGAGTAAGGAGTTACCGGATTCTACTCAGTTTGAACTACCAGATGAAAGTGGATATAATGGTAAAGAAGGAAAATACGCCGTCCCTATTGTTTGGGTAAAAGATGGAAAGCTTTATCGTCACCAGTGGAACGAAGAGACGGATGGCAGAGAGGCTAGATTGTATGGGGGTCTAGAAGGAATTAGGGGTCCACTCCATTGGCATAGGGGCTATAATAAAATAAAAAACTTAGGGGGCGGTAAAAATGTTTACAAGAAATATGTCCGAGATGGCAAAGATGAAAAAGAATTTAGGAGTATAAATGAACGGGGGCAGGAGGGTCTTTCATCTCCATTTACAGGAGAGGCTCAAGTAAAAGTAAAGTATAACGCTGCTCAAGCAGATGCCTCTGAAATTCATGTCACGGGAAATGAATTCAACAAGCATTGGAAAATAGATGGTAAGGGTGTTGCGGTTGTCGAAGACGGACTCGTTACCTGTTTAAATGACCTTACTTGTGTAGAGCTTAACAAGACTACTGTTCTGTCTGCTGCATCAGGAACTACTACTGTTTTAACGGCAGGATCTACAACTTCTGTAGCGCAAGCGCCCACTGCTACTAACTTCACTGCGGTCTTGACTAGTTCGGGAACGGTCACTGTAGCCTTGGAACCTCAACCTAGCAACATGGCTACTGTCGTGTCGGCTGGGGCAGTAACCACTGCCGCCGCTCCAGTTACAGCAGGGAATTTAGACACTGTTGTCGGGGTTGTGGATGTGACGTATACAACTACTGCAGCGCCCGTCACAACAGGTAATTTTACTTCAGTCTCTGGGGTGGCTACAACCACAACTGTAGCGGCTGGTGTTACAACGGGTAACATGACTTCCGTAATTGCTTCTTCTGGAACTACAACGGTCGCTTCCGCTGTTACAACGGGTAACATGACTTCCGTAATTGCTTCTTCTGGAACTACAACGGTCGCTTCCGCTGTTACATCTGGTAACATGGCTTCCGTTCTATCTTCCTCTTCGACCACACCTGTTGCATTGGCTCCAGATTCGACAACCGACATGGTAACGGATGTTTGGCGTGGTGGGGCAGCTACTACGGCTGGTGGGATGTCTATCGTGAAAGTCGCAGCTTGTGGTAACACAGGGGGAGAAGATGACGTTTGTTATTGGGTGATGGGGGTTATCGCGCAGGGGGCATTTGAAAACTCACCTCCCACATTCCCGTCCTTAATTACAGGAGCTACCACTACGAGTGTTGTTAAATCACTAAGCACCACTAATGTTGTTGATGCGGGGAGTCCTGTAAGTGTGGTGCAATCTGTCCCAACAACAGATGTCATCAGTGCGGGGAGTCCTGTAAGTGTGGTGCAATCTGTCCCAACAACAGATGTCATCAGTGCAGGAAGTCCAGTAAGCGTGGTGCAATCTGTCCCAACAACTACGGTTCTTAATTCGACAACTCCTGTAGATGTTGTGCAATCTATCCCAACACACTCACTTGCTTATCAAGTAGCCCTTGAGCCTAGTTTGACCGTTGTTACTTCCACTACAGGAGTAAGTGTGCTTTCTTCCAGTTCAACAGTATCTGTTGTAGCTAGTTTGCCTACTTCTGAAGTCGCTACGGCAGGAAGCACTGTCAATGTAATAAAAGACTTGAATCCTGTGGATGTGGTCACCTCAACGAATACTGCGGCAGTTTTAACGACAGGAACAACTGTAGAAGTTTACGCCCCAACGGGAAGTCTTAGTGAACCAATTAAGGTGGTTGAATGCCCCACAAGTAACTTGTGTCCAGAATAGGTCAGATTGGCCCATACCTTGACTATTAGTTCTTTTTCCATTAAACTAGGGTATGGCTACCCTTACCGTAGCGGGAGTTGAAGAAGCCCTGTCAAAGTTTAAATCCGTTGGTTCCTCATTTATACAGGAACTTAATCTAGTATTGCCTCGTTTATATGCAATGGGGATGTGGCGGGATCTCCTGTATGAAACGACGATATCTACTACAGATGGTAATTTTACGCTGCCAGATGATGCCGAGGCAATTGTTTCAGCTCTTATGGATGACGATCCTGTCAAAGCGCAAAGTCAATTCCATGATTACAGGATCACTGGGAGGAATAGAGACGGCAATACTTTAGCTGGATTTGGTATAATTGATGACGGGTTAGCTCCTACAGTCAACGAACTAGAAGCTGGCAAAACCTACGGTATTCATGTTATGCCTGTTGAGCCGCAACAATCTATCCCCAGAACTAGTAGTAATTTTATTACTGTTACGGGGCTAAACACTAGCTCCGCACTAACTACCTATACCCCCACTTTTGATACGGCTGCTGCTACTACTTCTTCTTCCTTCGCGTTTACTGACGTTATAGAAATTAGGAATGGGGATTCTTCCCTCAAAGATCCAGTGAAGATTGTAGCTATTAATACTGCTGATGTTTCAGATAGGCTTGAGTTAGGCACTGTTCAAGAAGCTAATAAAGTAAACGCATATAGAAGATATAGGATATCCAATAGTTCTTCTGTGAAGAAGACATTGCGCGTTTTAGTTAAACGGAAGTTCAAGCAGCTAATTAACTCTTACGATACGGTTAGACCGAGTAATCTCAATGCTATTAAACACGGTCTTCTCGGTAGTGTGGCTGAAGAAAATGCAGACCTTGAACGTGCGAATTACCATTGGAACGTGTGCAAACAATTACTCGATGAAGAGCTAGATGCGTATCGAGGGGAAGCTAAACCAGTTTTACGATTTGATCCTAGTGGATCAGGATCAAGAATACCTAACCTACTATAAACTATGATTAACTACATTTTAGAAAACCGAGACAGTCTTATTTCCGTTGCCACTGCTGTGGTGGCAGCAGCCTCTGCAATTTGTGCTTTAACTCCCACTCCTAAAGACGATGGGCTTGTGAGAAAGCTCTATATCATCCTTGAATGGGCGGCGTTAAATATCGGAAAAGCGAAGAAATAAAATGATCAGGGCAATTGCTGCCGCATTAGAGGCTTATGTTCTATACATAAAACTAAAGCACCGAAGATATGTTTACGAACTGGAAGATGAGATTGATGAGCTTGCTGCCGATGGTAGCCCTGCTGCAAAGTTGCGGCTGGAGCGGGTTGCGAAACGACTCCACCGTGAACTCAAGCGCACTTAATGACCCCCCAACAATTACGTTGATCGAGGGGGAAACATACCAGTTTTGTGAGGGTAGTTTAGTTGGTAGAGAAGATCACAAATTCCACAGTGATTACAGTTATCGAAGGGCAATTATTATAGGGAGCAAATGATTAAGGGTTTTTTAAAGGCAATAGAGGATGGAGTCGCTAGTTTAAACTTCGACCCCGAAGGGGGCGGTTATGACTATGCCACTGCAAAAGCGCATGGCTTAACAAAAGATAAGGACGGTCATTGGCCTAGCAGGAGTCCTAAAACGGGGCAAATACTGAAAGGACGAAAACATAAAACGTGGAAGGAAACAGAAGAGGGGGAGGCAAAGGCAAAATACGTTATCTTTAAAGACCCCAAAAGAGGGGGTAAATATTTTTCAAAAAAAAGAGAATGAACTCTTCTAAACTAATCGACACCCTTTTAGGGACTTTAACACCAACCATAGCCGTAGCCGCATCTATGCAAGAGCAAATGGAGTATTGGCTCCGTGTAATATCTTTAATACTGGGTATCGCAGTAGCTGCGGTATCCCTCTATAGATTGATTTTTAAGAAATGATAGGGCTGGCAATAGGACACTCAAGGAGGGGGGACTCCGGCGCTTACACAGTTGGTAAGCCCAGCGTTAGTGAACACACGTTCAACACCGAATTGATTTCGTTAATTATACCGAAACTAAAAGTTCCGTATAAAATATACGACGACTACAAAGCGTCTAGTTATGTTGGGGCGATGAATTATGTATCGCGAAAAATGAGGGAGGACGGTATAGATGCGTGTATAGAACTCCATTTTAATTCTGCTGGGCCAAAAGCAACCGGACATGAATGGTTATATTGGGAGACTAGTAGAGGTGGAAAAAAATTAGCTTTGAAATTGAAGGAAGCAATGGACGAAGCGTATCCTGATTTAGCGTCTCGCGGGGTCAAAGCAAGGGGCAAGGGATCAAGAGGTGCTATGTTTCTCCGTAAGACTCCTTGCTATGCTTGTATCGCGGAGCCGTTCTTTGGATCTAGTCAATCTGATGTGGATCTAATACAATCAGATTTAGATAAGTTAGCCTCAGTTTATGCCGAAGGAATAAATACATTCTATGAAAAATGATTATACCCAAGAGTATACGGGTAGCGGGGCAGACAATTAAGATTCGTTTCTCAGATCTTAGTGACGAGGATTTGTATGGTTACTATAGTCACGAACGAAAAATTATTTTTATTGCTGACCATTTAGAAGGGAAAGCCCTTTTAAGCACTGTTCGCCATGAGTTGATGGAAGCATCACTATGCCTGTCGGGGGTGGGATTTTGTGAGACCTTTGAGCAGGAAGCTGTGGTGCGGTGTATGGATGAAGTCTTCTTTCCTGCCTACGAGCGTTTGTTGAAACGAGTAGGAAAGGATGAGTAGGAAAAAATTACCAAAGCATTTCAAAAGATCCAATGGTATGTTGGTCTTTACGCCCACTAGTGACCATGTCAAAGAGGCTTTTGAACGTAGTGAAAAGCTGGGGGTTTTACCTAATTCTTTTACCCGAGGAGCTGGGCGCATGACGGGTTTCTTGGGGGAGGTTGCGTTTGAATGTTTATACCCTCAAGCTATTTATGAGGGAGATGAATCTTTTAAACACGACTATGTTCTCGGTAACCGGACGATAGATATTAAATCAAAAAGCTGTGCTGGGGTTCCGCAACCCCACTACACAGCTTCTGTTAATTGTCCCGAAGGAAAAAAGTTACCCGCTAAAGCTTATTTCTTTGTTCGTGTCCGTAAAGATTTTCAGAAGGCTTGGCTTCTAGGTTGGGCTACTGCCCTTACTATACAGAGGAAAGCCGAATATAAACTTCGGGGGGAACCCGATGAATACGGATTCACATATAAAGTGGATGGGTATCATTTGCCGATTTCATCTCTTAGAAAGGCTGGTTCTCTAAAGTGACCTCTTCATAATCAATATCGAACGGTGATGTAACATCTATTATCCAGATCTTACCACTACCTTTACCAACAGATTTTATGGGTCTAGTAGTTTTACTATGTTTACCCACATCTTCTAAATGTGACAATCCGTTGCGTATGAAGTCTATCTTATTAGAAGCCCCCAGTGGTCGCCCTCCATTGTATGAGTGCAATGCAACTTGAAGTTCTAGGATCGTTCCTCGCCACGAAGCCATCTTCTCGTTTTGTTCTCTACACGCTTTAGCAAAAAAGTCTATTAGTTCCGATACTTGAGATCTGCTGGAGTTATCGAAGGCAGCGTAGGAAATACTCCTGTCTATAAAGCTCTTAATACCAAATCTATCATCGTCTAATACCGCTTCTGGGGGTTTCCAATCCATCAGCCACTTAGCAAAGTGAGGAAGTTCTTGTGCGATTATACTTTCTAGTTCTACCTTTTTTGGGAAAGCGAACGGTTCTTTACACACCCTAAAAGCCATTAGTTTATCCTTATTGCTAGAGTCCATTGTCGGCAGCACACTCATCGAGTTTGGATCATCGTTAAGACTAACTATAATTCTACCAGCCCAAGGAAGTGTTACGGCATCTGAATATTTTGCCATGAATTCAATCCTCGGGTTAGCCACCCCACGTTTAATTAGCTCGGTTGCTTTTCGTTGATCTTGGAAAGATGCCGCACTAACTGTATCGTCGATGACCCAACACGCTGCCCTACCCAAGTCTTTATTAAATTTTGTCCCGCCTGATAAGTAGTCACTCGCATCAGCAAACCCCCCTACAAGGGCAGCTATTATCTTGTTCGATAAAAGAGTTTTACCCCTCTTCGCTGGTCCCACTAGAATACAGGCTTGTCCTTGATCCTCTTTGTTGTTGTAGAATGCTTTGTAATACCGCTGCAACCACCCAAAGAAATAATATTTACTACGAATATTAGTTGAGTCCTCAAAGAACTGATCAAAAAATTTATTTAAGAAAGGCCACGTATTTATGTCGCCATCCATAGCGGGTTCGATGGGGCAGACCGTTGCTGAGTTAAGGATCTGCAACCCGTTGTAAGACACAATCCTTTCATTCCGCCGAAACACAACCGGAGCTATTTCATCGATCCTATTTGTATTACTGATAAGGACAATGGCAGCTTCAACCTCTGAGACATTCTCACCTTTTTTTGGCCTACCCCCTTTAAATCCTCGCTGACGCAACTCCAATACTAGTTGATCTCTGGGTATAGGTTTTGCTGTTCCATCAAGTTGTTTAAAGAATTGTCTTCCATTGAACCAATACTCATCGAGTAGATCCCCCATTTTCTGTTCTTCAAAGTCTTTGACAAAATCGGGACCAAAAATATCTCTCCATGTTTTCCAAGCAAGATCGCGATCTGAATATACGACCATCCCATCTTCAAATACTTGACAACCCTCACGATCAATACCGTCATCGATCCAAAATAATGGACCTCGTGAACCAACTTCAAAATCTCCTATCCATCTATTTGGAAATTTTTTCTCAACTTCTTCGGCAATAATTTCAATTGGGATAGACGTATCTTTTGATTCGGGTGGCTTTTCTTGTGCTGCCTTGAATAAAGCTGTTTGAACAACTGAGCTAGGAATCTTTCCCCCCATGTTTACCCAATCTGTTCCAATCTCCATAAGCTGTGACGGAGACTCAGACTTCTTGTCATAACCCGCAAAGATTTTTTGATATTGCAGAGCCTGTTTAAGATACTTAAAGAACCCAGCTACCAAAGTGTGGTGGATTGAAAGAGTCTCTTCTAATTCAAAAAACAATCTTATGTAACCACTGTATGTCCGGCAATACCAAGCTGGTAAAGCTTTAGGACATTTTGCTGTGATGATGTCTTTTACATTAGGCCAATCGGGTGGTGCGTCGAAGTCTGCTGGGATCGAGTGAATCTTGCATATCTTGTTTTCTCCTTCGATCCTTGCGTTGGGGTTAATCCCTTCAAATCCTGTCAAGAATGCGTGATCTGTATCACATTTGGCACACCATTCCCTATATAAAGCTTTGGATTTAAAAGGTGGTATGGGTTTTACATTGATCTCTGTTGGATCATTTACGGTTATTAAAGCGTCTTTTGATTTTAAGTTTTTGAGGTATTTAATTTTCATTTTTCATATCTAGTTTGTATTGATCCTTCAGCAGCTACGGGAATATCTGAAATCCAATCAGGAGGTTCCGACATAATTTTAATCACATTGTGTAACACTTCCTCCGCTTCAGTAGCGTCAGCTTCAACAACCATCTCATCGTGAACGTGCATGACAATATTGTATCCTGCTTTATCTACTCTTAGAAGCATATCAGAGAAAATATCTCGTGCTAATGCTTGGGAGGCATTCTCCGCTACTAACCCTCCCCACAGTCTTACGGGAACATATTTACCATGCCGAGGAACTTTAGCGGTGTATTGTGTATTACTTGGATCACCACCTGTTTGAAGTGTTCCGTAGTCCAGAATCCTACCGCTGGGTAGGTCAACGGTAAACTTGGGGTGTAGTCTTTTACCGTCTGCATCATATCCTCCGGTAACACTTACTGAACCTTTGATGTCTTCGCTATATTCATACCAAAGAGATTTTATCTTCTTCATTTTGTTCCTATAAGTGTCCACTCTTTTTTGAGCCTCCTTTTCGGTAATAGAAGACATACTCGCAAATCGTTTAGCCCCTGCCCCATACCCGCAACCTAACACCATTGCTTTTACAGCGTGTCTTTTTTCGGGATCTACTTTTTTAAGTATTCCTTTTTCTTCATCCCACATCCCAAATCGAATAGCAAACGCTTCATAGATGTCGTCAGTATTTTTAATCTCCTCCATCATTTCGCGATCTTTAGCTAACCAACAAAGTGTGCGAACTTCAATCTGAGAAAGATCTACCACGATTAATTTTTTGTCAGGTTTTGGACAAATCAA